CCCTAAATTGCTACACGTCATACAAAGTTATGATACTGCATTTAGTGCAAAAGAATCTGCAGATTACTCTGCTATTACTACATGGGGAATCTTTCAACCGGTTGAAGGTTATGAAGATCATATAATTTTATTGGATGCGATTAAGGGAAGATATGATTTTCCAGATTTAAAAAATATAGCTTTAGAACAATATAGTTATTGGGAACCTGAAACAGTTATCGTTGAGGCGAAAGCATCAGGCCAGCCTTTGATTCATGAATTGAGGCGTGCTGGGATTCCAGTAATTGATTTCGTTCCTGCCAAAGGCCGTGATAAACATACCAGAATTAACTCATGTGCCCCGGTATTTGAGTCTGGAATGGTTTGGGCTCCTTTGGATGAGAAGTTTGCCCAAGACGTGGTTGAAGAATGTGCTGCATTTCCTCATGGTCAGTATGACGACTATGTTGATTCTATGACCCAAGCTGTGCTAAGATATCGACAAGGTGGATTTGTTTCAACGTACTCGGACGATTGGGACGACCCGCCAATAAAATTAGAACGTGAGTATAAATATTATTAGGATTTACTATGGATTATAAAAAAGTTGATAGAATTGCAGACAGAATTAAAAACCCTACAAAAACACCTTTTGAAAAAGCTATGTCAAAAATTAAAGCAGAAAGAAGAGATGCAATGAAGACACCAATGAAAAAATTGTCAGATAAAGAAAAAGCTGAAAGATTAATGGCAAACAAAATGAAATCTGGTGGTCTTAAAGGTGGTCAAAAAAAGTTAGATAAAAATAACAATAACAGAATTGATGCACAAGATTTTAAAATATTGAAAGCAGAAAAAGCAAAAGGTAGAGGCATGGGTCTTCAAGATGAATCTATTAAACCTGGTAAAGTTCAAAAAGCATTTGTAGGTAAAATGATTAAAGGTGCAGGAAAATCTATTGGTAGATTATTTGGTAAAAAGAAATCAGCAACTGCAACACCAGGCGCAATGGTTTCTCAAAAAGCTTCTCTTCCAATTAACCTTGTTGAAGAATATAAAAAAGCTAAAGGTTTAAAAGTAGGTGGAGAATCTAAATCTGATAAAGTGAAAAGAGCTTTCCCTGAAAAAAGTCCGAGTGGAAGAGCTAAAATTGAAACAATGCTTGGCAGTAAGTACACTCCTATGAAAAGAGAAAGATTGTTTGCAGGATCTGCAGCAAGAAGAAAAGAAGGTTTTAAAAAACTTTTAAAGAATGTTAGAAAAGCAATTCCAGGTGTTGGAATGTTAGATGTTAAAGTTACAAAAAACTCTAAAGGAGGGGGCGCTGATATGTCAAAAAATAAAAAATCTAAATCAGGTTCTTCAGTTAAAGATATATTTAAAAGTTATGGTAAGTATGATGGTAAACCAATTGAGTTGAGTAAAGGCGGTGGAGCTGATACAGGCACGAGAGGTGAAATAAGAAGTAAGTTATCTGTGGCTGCAGATAGATTTAAAAGACGTATGAGTCAAATGCCTGGTAAGATAACAGATGAAGAAAGAAAAAAAATTAAAGAGTTACTAAAAGATGTTAAACCAGCTAGGCCTGCAAGACCAATGCCAAACATTAAATCTGATGGTCCTAAAAGACTAATGCCTTCAAGACCGAAACCAAGTTTAGGTCCGATGGCTAGAAGAATGGGTGGTGGAATGATTAACAAACCTATGGGTTACAAAAAAGGTGCATCAATCATGGCTCGTGGTTGTAAGCTTGGTAGAAAAAAAACTACTAAACTTTATTAGTTGATCTTCAGCCATGTTAAGGCTAAAAGGATATAAAATTTATGGCTGTTGAAAAAAACGAAATTCCTGAAATAACTGAAGAAGAAAAAGTTGAACTTGATCAAGGTCAACCAATCATTGATGAAGAAGTTTCTGAAGTAACCGTTGAAGGTGAGGAGCCTGAAGAAGAAAGACCTCAAGATGATTTCAATGCTAACTTGGCTGAGTTCATGGATGAACGAACACTTGGCCGTATGGCATCAGAACTAATTCAAGAATATAAAAAAGATAAAGAATCAAGAAAAGATTGGGAAGACGCTTACATCAAAGGTTTAGATTTACTTGGAACAAAATTTAGAGAAGTTACCAAACCATTTAAAGGTGCATCCAATGTCACTCATCCGTTGCTCGCGGAAAGTGTAACACAATTCCAAGCACAAGCATATAAAGAACTTGTACCAAGTGATGGCCCGGTAAGAACTCAAATTGTAGGATTACAAACTCCACCAATAGAGCAACAAGCGGATCGTGTAAAAGAATACATGAACTATATGTTAATGGAGAAGATGGAAGAATACACAACCGACATGGATCAAATGTTATTCTATTTACCATTGTCCGGTAGCACTTTTAAAAAAGTCTATTACGACTCACTCATTAAAAGACCTGTATCTAAATTTATTCCTGCAGAAGATATCGTGGTTCCGTATTACGCGTCCGATTTAAAAGATACAGATAGAATTACTCACGTACAACGGATGACGGAAAACGAAGTCCTAAAACAAATGGCCGCTGGGTTTTATAGAGAAGTAGAACTGGCTACATCAGAAGAGAACACGGACAACGTGCAAAAGAAAATTAGTGAGCTTGAAGGAATTAAAAGAACTGGAGATGATGCATTAAATACAATTTTAGAAATGCATGTTGATTTACATTTAGATGATTATGAGAAGTTTGATTCACGTGCAAAGAATATAAAAATTCCTTATGTGGTCACCATTGACGAAGGCAGTGGTGAAATATTATCGATCTATAGAAACTACAGACCGGATGATCCAACGTACCAAAGAATAGAATATTTTGCTCATTATAAATTTTTACCTGGACTTGGTTTTTATGGTTTTGGTTTAACTCATATGATTGGTGGTTTATCACAAGCCGCTACTCAATCGTTAAGACAATTGATTGATGCAGGTACATTAAAGAATTTACCAGCAGGATTTAAGTCTAGAGGCATCAGAGTTAGAGATGATGACCAACCGATTCAACCTGGAGAGTTTAGAGATGTTGATGCACCGGGTGGAAACATTCGAGAACAGTTTTTTAATCTACCGTTTACAGAACCATCAACAACCTTATTTAATCTTTTAGGATTTTTAGTTCAAGCAGGACAAAAATTTGCTGCGATAACGGATAACAATATTGGAAATGATGCTCAGAATAGAGCAGTGGGTACAACAGTTGCTATGATGGAACGTGGTTCGCGTGTGATGAGTGGTGTTCACAAGCGATGTTACTACGCAATGAAGATGGAATTTAAAATTTTAGCTAGAATCATGGCTGAATCTTTACCACCAGAATATCCTTATGACGTTTATGGTGGGCCAAGAGTAATTAAAGCACAAGATTTTGATAACCGAGTTGATATTTTACCGGTTGCAGATCCAAATATTATGTCGATGGCGCAAAGAGTGATGCTTGCACAGACACAATTACAAGTTGCAAGCTCAAATCCGATGATTCACAACATTCACGAGGCGTACAGAAGAGTGTATGAAGCACTTGGCACCAAACAAATTGATGCATTATTGAAACCACCGCCTCCAAGACCTGAACCACAGGACCCTGCAAAAGAAAATGCACGTGCATTACAGATGAAATTACTAACTGCATTTGAATTTCAAGACCATGATGCTCACATTGCAGCGCACATGGCCTTCATGCAATCGAGAATGGTACAAATTAATCCTCAAGTGTATGCATTATTGCAATCACACATCTCGGATCACATTTCATTCAAAGCAAGAATAGAAGTTGGAGAACAATTGATGCAAGATCCTAACATGATTCAGTTACAACAGGCCGACCCACAACAATTCCAAATACAATTTGATAAAGCGGTAGCAACTGCGGTTGCAGAAATCACTGAACAGTTAGTAAGAGGTGAGATGCAAGCGCAAGCAGGTAAGCAAGATCCTTTAGTTAGACTAAAACAACAAGAAATTGATCTAAGAGCAATGGATTTACAGCGTAAAGAGAAAGAAGCAATGATGAAAGCTGAAATGGATGCAATGCAAGAAGCATCAAAACTAGATTTTCAATATGACAAGCTTATGGAGCAGTCAAACCAATCAGAAGAGAGGTTAAAAGTTGCAAGAGAAAAGATCAACTCGAAAAAATAAGGGGAAAGGATTGAGCGGAGGTGTAAAATATGGTCCTCCACCTAAAAAAGGGCCTAATCCACAAGGGATAGAACTCAATCGTGTTAAAAAACTCTTACGAAAAGCTATCGGAAAAAAATAAATTAATTTTTTTAGCTGGATTATTTGATGGCGAAGGAAGTTTCGGCATTTGGGGTAAAGGAGAAGGTAGAAAAACATTTCAATGTGGTGTTGAAATGACTGATAAAGATAATATAGCTAGATTTGCAGATTTTTTTGGTGGAAAAATTAGTAAATGTAAACTTAGAAAATCTCATTGGACACAAACTTGGAGATGGAGATTAAGCGGACAAAGGGCTTACGAGTGCATAGATCTTTTGATAGAATACATGTGTATTAGAAGACAGGAGAAATACAATGTGGTTAAAAGCAATATCACTAGCCGTTAAAGCCGGTTCGCATATTTATCAAAATCGTCAAAAGACGAAGATGTTAATGTCTGATGCTCAAATGCATCATGCTGAAAAGATGGCTCGTGGTGAAAGCGAATACCAAGGTAAACTTCTTGAGGCAAGACAATCGGACTGGAAAGACGAATTCATTTTATTATTACTCTCAGCACCTATTGTACTTCTTGCTTGGGCAGTATTTTCAGACGACCCAAGTGCCATGGAGAAAATGAAATTATTTTTTGAATATTTTTCACAACTTCCATTTTGGTATCAAACAATTTTTGTTGGTGTTATAGCCAGCGTTTACGGACTTAAAGCAACTGATTTAATTAAGAGGAAATAATGCCATTAAATAAAAAAGGTAAAAAAATTAAAAAAGCTATGATTAAACAGTATGGCAAGAAAAAAGGGGAGTCTGTTTTTTATGCTATGGAGAATTCTGGTAAACTTAAAAAAGTAAAAAAACTTAGAGGTGGTGGAGGATACCAAGGTGGTAGAAGTGATACACCAGCGGGTGCAGCACCAGCAGGAGATGTTGATAGAAGCAAAGTAGGTGCAGGATCTGAATATGCTAAAAACAAAGCAAGAGCAGCAATAGACGCTCAAAGAAAACAAACAATAAAACAGTTAACTCCACCTAGTCAAACATTAAAAGGAAAAGCACTTTATACAGGTTTAACTTTAGCAGGTATTCCTTTTCCTGGCACAATTACAAAAAAAATAATGGATAAACCTTATTGGCAAAGAGGTAAGAAACCAACAAAAGATATTAAAACAACAAAAGATATTAAAAAATTTACACCTCCTTTAATAACAGGTGGAGGAAATGAACAATCAACAATAAAACCAATTATGCCTATTGCAGAAACACCAATTGAACAAATCACTCGAGCTTACAAAAAGCCGACCGTTTCATCTACTGGTGAATTTGGTTATAGTGTAGGATTAAAAAAAGGTGGATTGCTTAGACAAGGTAAACCAAAACTCGCTAAGAAAGGTTGGAAGTAATGTTTAAAAAAATAATTTTAAAAAAAGGTGCAAACGCATTAATGAAATCTAAAAAAGTAAACGAACTAAGAAAAAAAGCAGCTGCGGTTTTGGGTTTGGGAACAATGGGAGCTGCAGGTGCAGGTGCAACAGGTGCTTACATGGCTGCTCAAAGAAAAAGAAAAGGAAAAAATTAATGACTAAATTATGTGCAAGAGGCAAGGCTGCCGCTAAAAGAAAATTTAAAGTTTATCCTTCAGCATATGCAAACGCTTATGCATCTAAAATATGTGCAGGTAAAATAAAAGATCCATCAGGTAAAAAGAAAAAAGATTGGGGACCTAAGAAAATGAACAAAGGCGGAGGAGCTGATATGAGCACAATGAAAAAGAAAAAAAAGAAACCGGCTCCTGGAGGCGGAAGAGAAAGACATGAATATATGAAAAATATTCAAAACCCTATTTCTGAATATGGGCCTAAAGGTAAATTAAAATACACAGGCGCTAAAGTTGGAATGAATGTAACTGCAGGTGGTCAATCAGCAATGGGTAGGTTACAAAAGTCTGGAATGTTAAAAGCATATACAGGTAGAGCAGTTCGACAACCAAGTGAAACAGACAAAGAATTTGAAATGAGACATGAGTATCATACACCTTTTAAAAAACCACAAAAAGCAAAAGGTGGTGGAATTGCTATTAAAGGAACAAATTTCAAAGGTGTATTTTAATGAATAAAAAAGGTTCATGTTGGGAAGGTTATGTTCAAAAAGGAATGAAGTCTAAAGGTGGACGGATGGTTCCTAATTGTGTACCTGGTATGAAAAAAGGTGGACTAACAAAATGGTTTCAAGAAAAATGGGTAGATATTGGAGCAAAGAAAAAAGGTGGCAAGTATCAAGAGTGTGGCAGAAAATCTGCAACTGGTTCGAACCGGAAATATCCAAAATGCGTACCACTTGCAAAAGCCACAGCGATGACAAAGTCACAAAAGGCCTCTGCTGTTGCCAGAAAGAGATCGGTAAGTAATGCAGGACCTAAACCAACAAACGTGAGGACATAATGTGGAAGTGGATTAAAAACTTATTTAAACCTAAAAAACAATATGAAGAAGTTAAAATAGATTTCTCTAAATTAACTAAAGGGGATTTGAAAAAACTTCAAGCACAAGGTAAAATAAAAGATATATATGAGAGACACTAGAAGTATAGAATCACATTTAAAAGATGTTGCTAGAGAAAATAAAAAAAAGCAACTACATAAAGACCTTAGAAAAGAGGTTGAGGTAGGGGCTAACGGAACGCAACAATATGTGATAAAAGAAGGTATAAACAAAAATAAAATTGCGAGTACAAAATAATGCCAAAAATTGATAGACAGAAAAGTACAAAAAAAGGTTTAGGACCCAAAGGTGCAAATCCACCTAAAGGTTTAGATGAAAAAAGAAGAAGAGATCGTATGCTTAAAAAAGCAAAAAGATATGAAGATGCAGCAAGAAGTAGAGAAGCTGCTATGGGTGATAAAAACATTTCATATGTTGGAGATCCGTTTATCGTTGATGGTAAAAAATTTGACCCTGCTAAAAAATTTCCAGAAACTTATATGAGACCTGAAGGTGCAAAAACTTTTAGTGGTGGTGGAATGGCTAGAGGTACAGGTGCTGCTATTAAAGGTAAGAAATTTCAAGGCGTTTTTTAATTTGCACCCAGACCTAAGATAATTTATATATTTACCTTTAATTATAAAAAGGTAGCTAGTGAAACCAATTTTATTTTCTAAATTTATTAATACTTCAGTATTTAATTTTAAAGAATTACACAATCTTTACAAAAATCATCCTCTAGATGATTTAGAAGTTCTTCTCGAGGGTAAACAACATAAATTAACACATAAACCAGATATAGAACAATTTGCAGACTACAGGTATAGCTTAATTTTTATAAATGCAAGAGAGGCTAAAGAAATTTTTGGTAATTTAAAAAAAGTGTTTGAATTAAAATTTCCTCAAATTAAAAAAGCTTCTTCGTGGGACGTACACATTTACTCAAGTTATAGTGGTGAATCAAAATCTTTTCATGTTCACGCTGATATCGCAGATAATGTTATTCTACAAACTGAGGGTTTAAGTAAGTGGCATTTACCAAATTATTTTGATACAACACTAGCCCCTGGTGATATGATTTGGATACCTAAAGGTGTTAAACATCAATGTAAACCTTTGAATAGAAGAATATCTTTAAGCTTTGCTTTCTGGTATTTTTAATTTGCATCCAGATATAAAATAAATTATAAAAGCCATCATGGCTAATAAAGTATATTACGCAAACGCTGTTTATGGCAAAGAAGAAATAAAAGCAGTTAATAAAGTTTTAAAAAATCATTTAACATTAATGGATGGTCCATTAGTTAAAGAATTTGAAACTAAAGTAGCAAAAATTTTCGGAAAAAAATATGGTGTGATGGTTAACTCTGGTTCATCCGCTAACCTAATCGCACTAGCATCGTTAGATTTACCAAAAGGTGGTGAAGTTATTACACCAGCATTAACATTTGCAACAACGGTTGCACCTATTTATCAGTGTGGATTAATACCTCATTTTGTAGATGTTGAGCATGCTGAATTTATTGCAGACCCACAATACATTGCATCTGCACTAACAGATAAAACAGTTGCAATTATGGTTCCAAACTTATTAGGAAATGTTTGTAACTGGGAAAGAATTTATAATTTTGCAAAGCAACATGGACTAAAAGTTATTGAAGACTGTGCAGATACAATTGGATATAAATATTATGATAGTAAAGATGGTACAACAGGTAAATATAATGATTTAGTAACTACAAGTTTTTATGCGTCACATATTATAACTGCTGCAGGTTTAGGTGGTATGGTTTGTACCAATGATAAAAAATTAGTTAGTAAATTAAAATTGCTTAGAGGTTGGGGACGATCATCAGCTGTCTTTAATGAATCTGAAGAAATAGAAAAAAGATTTAATACTAAAGTAGATGGCATTGATTATGATTCTAAATTTATATTTACAGATATAGGTTATAACTTTTTACCATCAGAAATATCTGCAGCGTTTGGTTTAGAACAATTAAAAAAATTACCTAAATATAAAAAAATAAGACAGAAAAATTTTGAATCATTGAGAGAATTTTTTATGCCATATAGTGATATGCGATGGGTAGGAAGAGTAGGTTGGAACACTCATGCAGATACACCATGGTTAGCCTATCCATTAGTATTAGATAGTCAAGCACCCTTTACTAGAAAACAAATGCAAATCCATTTTGAAAAAAATGGTGTTCAGGTTAGAACTATTTTTACTGGTAATATAACTAGACAACCTGTAATGAAAAACATGAAATGGAAAGGGAATAAAGAATTTCCAGTAGCAGATGATGTAATGAAAAATGGTATGTTAATTGGTGCACATCAAGGCATGGGTGATAAAGAAATTAATCGTATCAAAGAAGTATTTACATCACTTGCAAAAAAATACAAATAATGGTTAAAATTTGGACACACATAGCCTGGGATCACACTGGCCAAAAAGATTTAGGTAAAG